TACCTATGCTATTATTATGGATAGGGACAATGTTTTTAATGAGACTATAAGCACGGGTGAAGTTACTGGAACATATTTTCGTGTTACAATACATAGCAAGAGTTCGAAAACAGAAGAATCAGATAATATAGAAGCAAGAATTAAGACGCTATTATATGGACAGAGAATTTTGGACACGAGCAAGATAATTTGTTATAGTTGTTTTAGAGACAATCTTAGAGAGCCCATCAAAGACCCAGAGTTGCTAATTTGGGTAACTCCTGTAAGATATAGAGTTGTATGGGCAGTTAAATAGGAAAAAGTTGTAGTAAGGAGGTAATATGACAACAAAAGTTAAAGTATCCCAGAAACCACGCGGAACCCTAATAAAGAAGCCAACGTATCTGCTTGAAATGGAGGCAAAGTGGAAGAGATGGACAAAGATAGACGACCCAGAAGCGTTCGAAGCATTAAAGGACTTATCGGGCGATTTGTTCAGCGAATTAAGAAAGCTGGAAGCTCAATTGTGCAAAGAAATAGAAAATAGGGAACTTCCAGAAGACTTTAAAGAATTCACAAAAGCTCGCATAAGTGATACTTGGAGAGATATTATTGGGCACCAAAAGATTGGTTTGGATAAGTTGTGTATAGTCATTCGTAAATACATAAAAGAAGAACCAACGAAGGATAAGTAATGTCAAGAAAAAAACGACCATACTCAAAATATTCTAGGAAATCTGAAGTTACTACAGAGGAAGGTGTGTTAAGTTCTAAAGATGGGCGTGTCAATGAGAAATCTAAACCAGAACCACCTATTGAAAAACCACGCCGTTCTAAAGTAAAATATAGAGAAGTAGTCTATGTCGGTACTGCTGATAAATCTACTACTAATGGGGCAGTCACGGGCAAATCTTATGAATTCTTTAGAGATGCATTTGGTATGCCCAAATCTACCAAGGTAGACGAAAAAGACTATATGAGTATAATATCTATTAAAGGTAAAGGATGTGCTCGCAGAGACCCTAACGCTTTGTATATGTCTAAATACGACTGGGACCTAGACATTCAAAAAGCCAAGGTAGCGAATAGGTAAAGTAATAGTCATAGAATAAGAAATAGGTTAAGTTCCCTTTTTAGTTGATTTTTGAAGGAGGATTCTATCTATGGCTGCTACAATCACCACAAACAATATTAACGTAGGTGGTGCCGAGGTCAGAGTTGGGGGAACAGTCATCGCCGACGTTGGAAATGCTAGTTGGTTTGATGTTAGCCCTGCAGGAACCGATATCGGTTGTACCGAAGGGGGAGTAACAGTTACTTACTCTTTGGAAACTTCTGATATCTTCTGTGACCAGGTTACCGTACCCGTTGATGTTGCTATAACTGGTGAAACAGCTACTGTCGAATTCTCGATGTTAGAATCAACGGCTGAAAATATGAAGTTGGTACTTGGCTCTTTTGCCCAATCTGAAGATGAGGGTGGGGTCGCTTACTGGCTCGCTGTTGGTGGTATTAATACCATCACTTATCAGCCGCTGGAACTTGAAATCATAGACAATGATTCAGGCTTCCTTACTACTTGGACATTCTTTAGAACTGTCTCAGGTGGTATCGATGCTAACTTCGAGCGTGAGAATCCAACTGCTTTCGGTGTGACCTTTACTTCATACGCGGATACAACACACAGCAGTGGGAAACAGCTGTTTCAGGTTAGACAAAATAAGGTCTAACACCGAATAATATAATCAACAATAGTTTTGTTGAGGAGTAGGAAATATGTCTGAAAGTAAAATAAAGACTACTGCTGAAGTTGTGCTTGATGGAAAAACAGTTACCATTCACAAACTAAAGGCAGGTAAATTCTATGAAGCCCAGAAATTAATTGCTGGGATACTTAGTGATGTGTCAAAACTGACAACAGCACTTCCTAAACCAGTAGAACCTCCCACAGATAAACCTGTGGAAAAAGGTAAAGGTAAGGGCAAAGCTTCTGTGAAAAAGAAGGGCGAAGTCGCTCCAAAAGAGGATAAAGCCCCAGACATAGAAGGGTTAGATTTGGCAAGTGTCGTCAGCCTTTTCGAGAATTTTCCACGTCAAATTGCTGAATTTGTAGCCATCTGTGTCAATATGGAAACAAAAGATATACTAGAAAAAGCATATCCAGAGGAAATTAGTGAAGCGTTTGCCGTTTGTCTCGAACTGAATAATGTAATGGAGAACCTAAAAAACTCCGTAGCCCCTATTGGAAAGCTGGGGGCAAAGTAGAAAGTTCAACTCGACTACCACAAGTTGACTTCATTACATGGTGCATAGACGTACTTGCCTCCCGCTACAGCTGGACGAGGAAGTATTGTCTAGAGGAACTATATTGGGAGGAATTTTGGGAACATATCGTTACTGCCGCTAATTTTACGGCAGAAGAAAGAAGCGCTGAATTTAGATTTCAGTTTATGCTTCGTGCCGATAAAAAAGCTATGGGCAAGTGGAAGGATTTGCCTGTTCCATTCCCTCCTAGGAAGAAAGATACGCCAACAGAAGTAAAAAAGGATGGTGTATCCCAATTACCCACTAACCTCAGACATCTAGTACAGACCCCTAACAGCGTAGCACCCAATAAGCAGGATATGGAGTAGCTATGCCAGAAAGAACTGTAGGCGAAATTTTCATAAAAATAGCAGGAGATGCCTCCTCTTGGTATAAAACTATTGCGAACGCTCAAAAAGCTATCGCTAAGTTTGTTCTAGAAGCAAAGAAAGCCAAACTAGACTTGTCCGAAATGTCTTGGGAGGAAATTCTTAACTTAAAGGGTTTAGAGGGAGGACTAGGAAAAGCCCAAGAAAAGATGGTTGAGAGTCTAAGTGTTGTGAGACAAGAACTTGTTGACCAAGGCGAAGCACTAACTATTAATCAAAAGGGAATTGCCAGATTTACAGCAGAAACGGTCGAATCAGAGTCACGTCTTCTAGAATTTTCAAAAAGTATAAAAGGTGTATCACGTCAACTTTGGCTTCTTACAAAAGGTCTTGAACAAATAGGTAAAGCCTTCACAGCCGCATTTACAATTCCACTCGCAGGTATTGCCACAGCAGGAATAAAAGTAGTTGCTGATTGGGAAGAAGGACAAAAAAGACTCCAAGCAACCGCCCACATAACCGCAGAAGAAGTAGAAAACCTAACTAAACAAATTAGAGAAATGGCTTTAGTAATGCCTGAATCCGTTAAGGAACTTCAAGCGGTAGCTATTGCTGTTGCTGAAGTAGGAATTAGTACCAAAAACCTAGAACGTTGGACGATTGCTGTTGCAAAAACTGTTAAAGTTTTTGGAGACCTTTCACCCGAAAAGATAGCCGAGATATTTGTTGGTATTTCAAAAACATTTGGCATTGCTGAGGAGAATGTAGAACGAGTCGGTTCATTATTGAGAAGAGTAGCAACAGAAACTGGTGCTGATATGACCGACCTAGGAATAGCAATGCTTCGTACTGGGGACTCCATAGAACTTACGAATCTAGGGCTTGTTGAACTAGCTACCTTATTAGGAATTATTACTCCAATTACTAGCACAGCCACTACCACAGGTCGTCAATTTGCGGCGATGGTTAGTACTATGTATAAAAACCTAGATGCTATGGCTAGTCAAATGGGTATTAGTAAGGAAGCTTTGAAGGGGATGATTAGTGACGATTTAATAGAAACACTTTTTACATATGTAAATGGGCTAAAAGCTGTAGGAGATGAAGAAACTATTAATGCGGCAATGCTTGAAATCTTTGGTGAGGTTGGTAAAAAAACACTACTGAACTTAACTGATGCACAAGAAGAATATAGAAAAGAGTTAGAGAAAAACCAAGAGGTATATAAAAATGGAATACTGCTAACAGAGGATTATTTAATAACTACGAATACACTGATTAGCCAATTTAAGATATTTAAAAACGCTATCTTGGAGGTTTCAAAAGTAATTGGAGATGACTTAGTAGAACCTGTTAGAAAAGCTCTGCAGGTAGTTATAAAGTTTACTGTTACCTTAGCATCTCTTTGGTTAGCCCTACCAAATTCAGTTAAAAAAGTAATAATCCAGTTCAGTTTGTTTCTTGCAGTACTAGGTCCTGTTGTCCTTGTTATTACAGCCATATTTAAGGTTGTAGGTGGAGTAGTAACAATACTATCCAGCCTTGTTGGTGTAATGATAAACGTCAAAAACCTAGTTGTACTTCTTGGACCAATATTTGCATCGTGGGGGTCTGCACTTGCTGGTCTAGCTGCTGGTGGTGTAACAGTACTTGTTACAGCTCTTGGTGAGTTTATTCTAATTGCAGGAGCCGTCGTACTCGCCGCTATATTAATAGCCAAAGCTCTTAAAGCAATATGGGGTCTTTTAGATGATTTATTCAATATTTCCGAAAAGATTAAGAACGCCCTTGGTATAACAGACTTTGCTGAAAGAATGAAAGCAGCTACCTCAAAGATAAACGGTGAATTGGGAGAGCTGAACACCGCACTCAAGGATTTTATAAGCAATGCGGATGGAGCAACAGAAGCAGCATCGGGATTAGCCGCCAGTATGGCAAAATGGGGAGACGAAATAATGGAACGTTTCCTATACGGCTTCCGAGATGCAGACTTTTCTATTCTCGATGATGCAATGAGAATTGTTGAGTCGTACTTTAGTAACCTAGAAGCCGCTGGACAAGCATCTGCCGATAATGTTTTAGCAAATACATTACAGGCAAGAAGAGAGCTTGCAAAGGCAATTTACGAAGTTAAACTCCTTGGTAGTGTAACTGCTAGAACAAGACAACAACTTGAGAGATTAGTTGGTTCTGCAAGGGTAGATTCAATACTAAAGGAGCTAACTGCCGCTCTAAGGGTAGAAGAACTACAAGAAGGTATAAACAAGCTAACTGATGATATTAAATACCGTAGAAAGCAACTAAAGAAGGAAACGGATGTTATTGAGAAAGCTATTAAGGAACGGGAGGATGGGTACGACTCACAAATAGAAAGTGAGGAGGAAATCCTCGGAGTTCTACAAAAGAGAAAGAAGGAAATGGAAAGGCGGCACCGTGTTGCGTTAAAAGCCGCAGAAGATGAAGTAGAAATACTTGAAGAAGAGCGGGACCTTTGGAAAGATAGACTAGATACTCTTAAAGAGAGTAATGAGCTATTCATCGACGGGTTAGAAGAACAAAAAGACATCTTACAAGACAGTGTAGATGATTCAAAAGACGCGTTAGACGACCTAAAAGATTTAAGAAAGAAAGAGGTTGATACCGCAGAGGGAATGTTGGACTTTGCCAGAATGAATCTGGAGGCGGCAAGGAATCAGTTAAAGAAAGAAAAAGTACTAGGTAGAGATGAGTTTGATGTTTCATTTAGAGCGGCGAAGGACCGTACAGATGTCGCCCAGGACCAAGTTGATTTAGCTTACGCGGCATACCTAAGAACCAAGAATCTATATAAGAAGGATGAGAATATACTGGAAGACCAGCTTAAAGCAGATAAGGAAATACTTGAAATTAAGAATGATGAGATAGCGTTAGCTCGTCGTACTGCTAAAGCAGAGGAAAAAATATTAGAAGAACGGCTTAATATAGCTACAAGTAGTTTAGATGATGCTAAACAAGCTTTGGATGATTTCAAAGATATTCAAAAAGAAGAGTCCGAGATACTCGAAGATGAGATTGATGTACACAAAGACCGACTCGATGATTTGAAAGATAGTAGAGATGAGATTATTAAAACACTACGTGAGGAAAAAGACGCTCTTAATGAGAAATATGATAAAGAAATAGAAATACTAGATGGGCGTTTAGAAGCCGCAGAGGGTTCTTTGGAGTCGGTAAAGAAAGCATACGACCTAGAAAAGAACCTTAACGAGCAAAGATTAAAGCTGGAACAGGCACGTAATAAGGCAATAGCCGATGCTGTTACAGAATATGGGGGGATAGCTGCTGATAAGGGTGTGACACCAGAAGAACCTGCTGGACCTGCTGGAAAGTCTCCTTTAGCTTGTTATATAGACGATGTTGCAGATGCTAAAGTAGCAGTTAAAGAATTTGAAGAATCCGCAAAACCTATTATGGGTACTTCCCTTCTTGATGTTTGGAAAGAATCCCTCAACGAGTTCCTTAACACAGATTGGGGAGGTAAGTTGGATGAGTGGGCGAAAAGGACTTTCAAACCAGCATTGAATACCATTAGTACATGGGTCAATGACATTAGTACAAAATGGAGAGGTCTAAAAGAAAGTGTTTCTAACAGCGTTGATAATCTTGTTCGTAATGTAGTTTATAAACTTTATGAAATGAGAAACCAAGCTAATGATGCACTTTGGTCAATGATACATTGGGTTGAGGATAGACTATATAATATCTCAAATAAATTTTACGATATGAGAAACAGAATCAATGACGCTTTGTGGTCAATGATTCATTGGGTAACTGATAGATTTAACGATATGGTTAATTGGATTCGAGGACCAATTGATAGCATAAAAAACCTAATAGATAGAATTAGTCCATATTTCCACACCTCTCCATCCCTAGTTGAGCAGGTAGATAAGGGGCTAGAGGAAATTAAGAAAATGTATGGGCAAATGGAGGGTGTTAAGAATATCAACCTAGGTGAATCCGCCCTAGGTCCTGTTAGTAACACACGCACAGTTGCGGGGGTACAGGGGGCTATTCAGGGAGTAGCACAAGCAGGAGGAGCCGAACAAGCACCAGCCCAAGTTATTAACTTCAACCCTGGTATGATGATGGCAACGCAGGGAGAAATTAGAGAATTTGCAAGAGTATTAAAACCTTATCTTGAAATGGAGGAATCACGCAGAGGTATGTCTGCGGGAGGTGAGTAATTATGGCTTTGACTTATCCAACGCTAGGTGGCTTAACCTTAGCTGCCCTAACAAGTTCAAGCATCGAGCCTGTATGGGTTTATGCTGATAATACAACAGTTGGTGGAAAAACCAGAAGAGATGTAATGGCAAGAAAATACAGATACACCCTTCGTTGGGACTTTATGACTGCCACCGACTATGCAACCCTTCAAACGAAGGTAAATGCCCTTACGGCTCAAACATTTATTTATGACAAATACCCAGAATCCGCTGGGGCAGGAGTATCTGTCTTATCTCAACTTTCTGCCAGAGTACCAAGAACACCTGGATTAAGTACCTATTATTCAGGGATTACCCTGACAATGATTGAGGTAGACAGCCGAATATAAAATGGTTCCATTTGATAACGGTTACTCTTATCGCAGAGAAATAATTATAGACAACACTAAGGTTAGTGGGTCCTCCGACCTTTCTAACTTTCCTGCTCTTGTTCTTGAAACAGACGCTACTCTCAAAACTAAAGCATATAGTGGAAAAGTAGAGAATAACAATGGTTACGATATTATATTTACCTCTGATTCAGATGGACTTATCCAACTAGACCACGAAATAGAAAGGTATGAAGGAGATACTGGTAAAATAGTTATGTGGGTAAGAATACCCACCCTCGACTACAATAATGATACCACCATTTATATGTTTTATGGGAATAATACTATTACGGATTCCCAAGAAAAGGTTGATGGGGTATGGGATGCTAATTATAAAGGAGTTTGGCACCTTGCAGAACCAAGCGGTACAGGCTCATTTGATGAGTATAGAGATTCTGCAGGTCAAAATCATGGGAGAGGTAAAGTAGCAAGAACAGATAATCCAGTAGGTGAAATAGCCCCTACACAGATAGAAGCTAAAATAGGTAAGGGGGCACATTTCGAGGGGCAGTTCCAAAAATACATAGATTGTGGAAAAGATAGCACTCTAAAACCAAAGGCGGCTATAACAATCTCGGCTTGGATTCGCCCAGAAACATTAAGCAATGGAAACTACGGTAATACAATTGCTGGAGATGACACAGGTAGTCCTGATAGAGGCTGTGTATTACGATTAGGAACAGACAATTTTAGTTTCAATCTCTTGTTACAAGGTGCTTGGAGAGAAGCAAGTGGCGGTAGCCCAACACCACATACTAACTATTACGTTGTTGGAACATACAGAGGTGGTCCCGACATTAGATTATATGTAGATGGTGTTCAGGTAGCAGGAAAGTATGGTTTTGGTGGAAATATTGCTACTGCTGATGACAGGTCGTTTAATATTGGTGCTAGTGGAGGAATAGGAAGATTCTTTCATGGGTGGTTAGATGAGGTTCGGGTATCAGATACTAATCGTTCTGTTGCTTGGATTTTAACTGAGTACAACAACCAAAATGACCCATCAACCTTTTATAGTTTTGGGAGTGAGGAAGAGAGAGGTAGACAAGAAATATCAGCATGTGCTGATATTGGTAGGCATTATGCATATATTAATACTAAAGGGAATATCAAAGCAACACAAACCAAAACAGTTAGAGCGAGGACGAGAATACTACCAACAGCCCTATTTATCAC